AATAAGAGATTACAGAGATTTAGTGAGGACACTAAATTTAAAATTAATAGAAACCCTGATTTAACTGAAAAAATGATTATAGATGATAAAACTGATAATATAGAAGTTATTAGAAAAATGATTAAACAAAATAAATCTTTAACTGAAATCATTACAAAATTAGGAGGAGTAGATAAACAACTAATAACAACATTTCAAGCAAATTTTACACCTAAAAGCGAAGTGGATTTATTAATAAATTATAGTGGTATAAAAGAAGATAAAAGAGATACTTTAAGAATTTTAGAGCCGACAGCTGGAATAGGTAATGTTATAAGAGGATTAGTAAATATGCCGATAGGCTCTAATATGTTTATAGATTGTAATGAATTAAATAATACTTTTTATAATATAGGTAGATTATATTTTGAAGGTATAGACAATATAAAATGGTCTAATGTTGATTTTATGACTTTAACATCACGGGTTAGTTATGATTACATATTAGGAAATCCGCCATTTAATATAAGAACACAAAAATTAGTATTTGATAAAACAACAAAAATAGCAGAGAAAGTAGATACAACCTATCACGATATAGATTTTGTAGCAAAAGCGTTTAATATGTTAGGAAATGGCGGAGTTTTATGTATGATTATAAGCGATAGATATTTGAGGGATAAATCTTTGCCGAAGTTTGATATATTCAATAGACATTTAGAAAAATATATACCTAATCACGAAGTATTTGAAATTAAAGGAGGATTTAAACAAGATGAAACAACATTAAAAGAGATGGAAACATCAACAGGCTTAATATGTATTAAACTAATTAAAACTGATAAGAATGTAAAAATAGATTTAGAAAATACTAACTTTTTATATAATAGAGAAAATCCCGCAGAAATAGAGCAATATGAAAAAATTAAAAAGGGACAATTAAAGGAGAAGAAAGAATTAACAAAACAAGCAAAAAATATAGCGAAAAAAATAGATATTGATAATATAATGAAAAAGAAAGATGAACCGCAAAATATTAAGATGGTAATAGAAGAGCCAAAAAAGAAGAAAGGAAGACCAAAAAAAGAAGTATGACTAACTGACGATAAATTAGGAGGAAATGAAATAATTTTACCTGAACCCGAACCAGCCCCGAAAAATATAGAACCAGCAGTAGATAGAATAGAAGAAAAAATGAAAGAATTAGAAGAATTAGGAAGACAACACGGAGCAGTAAATTATAATGCCGACCCGATAATTCAAATTATTCATTATTTATCATTAATAAAAGAATATGAAAAAAAATGTGCTATATTAGGTTTTAGTCATTTAGATAAATTACTAATAAATACTGATTATACATCAATTCTAACAAAAAATTTTTATAAGTTTGCTAAAACATTAAGTAATGATATATTAGATTGTATAAAAAAAGGAGATAAACTTATTGCTATACCATTAGGATTAAGATTTGAAACATCAAAAACAGGACACGCAAATATGTTAATTTATAGACCCGATGAAAAAACTATTGAAAGATTTGAACCTCACGGGCAACAATATAAATATGGATTAGATAATAAGGATTATTCTGTAAATGAAATATTAAAAACTATGTTTGAAGAAAAAATGAAACCATATTTAAAAAATTACACGCCAAAATATATACCGCCTTATGAAATATGCCCGTCAATTAAAGGTTTTCAAGCATTAGAAAGTGAATTAGAAAGTTTAGACAAAGAAGGGGGTGGTTTTTGTGGTATGTGGTCTAATTTTACATTAGAATTAATGTTTTTAAATCAAAATTTAACAACAAAAGAAGTTTTACAAAAAGCATTAGATATATCAAAAGAAGACCCGCAATATTTAAGAAATGTAATTAGGGGTTATGTATTAAAGGTGGAAAATGTAATGGATAAAGTAATTAAAACGATTGATGCGAATGAAGGATTTACATTTGAAAAAGATGCGGAAGATTTATGGAAAAATAAAAATAAAGATATTGAAACTTATATTTTAAATTATTTAGAAATATTAGGAGGTAAAAGCTCTCATATAAAAACTATAAAAGAATATAAATTAACACATCTAAATAATAGTAAATTAAGAGCAAAATATAGAAAATTATATTATGTGTTAGATAAATATGAATATATAGATTTAGAGGCATTACTTAAAAAAGTATTTAATTATACAGATAAATATAATGAATTAGAAGGCAAAAAATATAATAAATTAATACCATTTATATTAAATAGAGTAGAAAAAGATAATATTAAAAATATAAATAACAAAAAAGAAAATGAAATATATGAATACTTTAATAAATTAGAAAAGAATAAGAAATAATTAAGTTTAAATATATATAAAAATAATAATAGTTAATTATATATATATAAATGTCGCAAACAAACGCATTCAAACAAGCGAATAATCCTGATAGAATTTATTATGATATTTTACAAACAAATATAGGAAGAAACACCGAAACACCCGCCCGATTTATAGAAACAACTGATACACCTATAATAAACAATACAGGCGATTATAATATGAGCGTTGTTAGATTTCAAATTGATACGCCTAATTTGCCCGTTTTAATAATTCAACCTAATACAAATAGTTCAGTCACGCCCAGCACTTATTTAGGAGCTGATAGTGGTTATATTGCGACTGATTATTCCTATGTTTTTAACTATTACGGGCTTAACGGACAAATAGGAGACCCCGTTGTAGTGTCTCAATTTTTTATAGATTGGAAGCCCGAAAATCCTAATATTTATAAACCCTCTTATGATGAATATAAAGACGGAAACCATATAAATTTTGAATATTTTTATTGTTATTCTTATTCTTATTTTTTTGATTTTATAGTTAATCAATCAATACAATTAAATTATGGAGGTTTTGTTAATGATATTAATACTTATTTACCTGCGGGAGCTGAGAAAGACACATTTATAAATCAATTTTCACATTTCGCATATCCGCCTACTTTTGAATGGGACGAAGCAACACAAAAAGTAAATATTATAGTTCCGCCATTTTATTTAACTACTAATTATTACACAGCTCTTACACCAGCATCAAGCGTAAGTTTTCCCGTATTAATAGGTCTTACAACAGGCGGAGGGAGTGATGTTTGTTTTTGTTCTATAAATGTTTCGCCTAATTTTTATACTTTAATTTCAACTTTTCCTGCCCGAATTGTAAGCCCTCAAATTTTTATATATGAGGAAGTTTATGAATTACTTTTTAGAACTAATTTTGTAAATAATTGGATAAAAAACGCATCAGCTTTTACAAGTTGGTCTTATACTAATACGGGGGCGTGGTCGCCTGATTTAACAGAGGCGACTTATGTATATCCCGAGTATTTAGTAAAAGTGGAGCAAGAATGGAGTTCAATAGATTTAATGACCCCGATTAATAGTATTGTTTTTACCAGCAATACGCTTCCTCTTGTTCTCAATCAACAATCATCAAGCCAGATAAAAAATAATAAAGATGTTTTTTCACCTAAAACGCAAGGTTCTTTAAATCAACATATTTTAACAATTACGGATTTAATGAGTAATCAGCAAGGATATAGACCGAATATTTTATATGTTCCATCAGGACAATATAGATATATTACTCTTCAAGGTAATCAGCCATTAAATCAAATAGATATAAATGTTTTTTATCAACTAAAAACGGGTGAATTAATCCCTTTTATGCTTACAAATGGAGGGACAGCATCAATTAAATTATTATTTGAAAAGGTTGTATTAGCGGAAACGGAGAAATTACAATTTGCGAATATGAGTTTAAGAAATTTAGGTATATAAAAAAAATGTTTAGAATAATTTATATATATTTATATTTATAATATATATAAAAAATGAGTGCCGACTTTAAAACTGCGTTAATCAAATCATCTTTAATTTCAGGTATAACAGACCAGCTGACTTATGCTGTAATGGCGGGTGGGAGTTCCGTGAATTTTCAGTCATTCCCCGCCATTTCGCCGAATTCAACAAGTATTACTTTTAATATTAATGTTCCAAGTGAAAACACTATTGTAAATCGTGAGGTTTTAATTAAAACAAAAATTAATTTTACATTAGAAATAACTAATGTGGATGTGGGTGAATATGCTATTGATTTAGGAGGTGGAAAAGATGGTCTTATGCCTTTTCCATTAAATTCGCTTTTTCAGACCGCAACCGCTCAAATTAACAATACTTCCGTTTCAGTTAATTCGCAAGAGGTTTTGCCTTCTATTCTTGCTATGACTTCACAAGCCGAATTATCAAAATATAATGCTATGACCCCTCATTTATTAGATAATTATTATGCTAAATATACTGATGCTACAACTGCTATTAATAATCCTCTAAATCCTTATAATTTTAGTGATTATGATAATGACTATGTGCCTCGTGGCTCTCATAGAATTAAAATTTTGGCGATTAATAGAAAAGTTCTCCCCTCTACTAATACTGCTAATTTAGAAAGCACAGACCTTACTGATATTTTCACTATTGGTCTTCAAGTGGAGGTTTGTGAGCCTATTTTCTGCTTATCGCCTTTCTTGTATGGTTCGCCTGAATTCAACTCACAAGGTTTAGTTGGCGTTCAAAATATTAATTTTACATTTAATATTGATAGCACATTCAAGCGGTTTTTTGGTTCGGCTCAACCTTGGACTTTAACATCTATAAAAGGTGGTATTAATGTTCCTACTGCTACTACTTTCAATACCGCTTCCGTTTTCCCTGATTGCGAAATGTTAATGAATTTTGTTTCATCACAGCCCGAGGATAGAATTAATGCGAGAAATGTTGTTCCATATTTAGACCTTCCCCGTTATATCACAACTATTTCTTCAACAATCGCTCATACAAACGCCCCTACTACTCAAATCACAGCTAATAACATCACATTAAATCAGCTTCCCGATTACTTTATCATCTGCGTAAGAAAGAGAATTCAGGATTTCACGCATAATGAGGCAACACATTTCCTCGCTATTGAGGATATTACAATCAATCTTGCGAATGTAAGTGGTCTTTTAAGCTCTGCTTCTCGTGAGGATTTGTATAGAATGAGCCGTCAAAATGGCTCACAGCAAAGTTTTGAAAGTTTCACAGGTGTCGCACAAGGAAACGAAACAAGCACCGCTACAAATGGCGGTAAAAAGAATGTTGAAACAATTGGTTCGGTTTTAGTCCTTTCTCCTGCGTTAAATCTCTCATTACCAAGTTATCTTTCTAACGGCAGTCTCGGGTCATATAATCTAAGCTTCTCGGTAGGTGTTAAAAATCATTCGGGGGTGGATATTACTTCTTGCGAAATTGTTGTAATTTGTGCTAATTCAGGATTGCTGACTACAATTAGCGGGTCAAGTTCTTTATACACAG